TTTTTTCACCTAGAAAAATAATCCCAACAATGAGAAGCTTTATTGGTTCAACTATACCTATACCTATTGCGCCACCAATAGTCTGGAAAGCATTAATTACGGCCTTTGATATAACAGTTATTCCGTCGAGAGAATCAAGTAAAACCTGTGCAGCAGAAGATGCGGCAAAGAAACCATCTCTAACTAGTTCCTGCATCGATGGAACTAGCCCCGTGACCTCTGTATTTGTTTCGTTAATTAGTTTTTTTATCACATTAAATGAAGCTATTACTAGGGGGTTTTTTACAATTATATCCCCAATGGGCTCAAGAAGGTCAGCATAAGCATTTCCCGCGGCCTTAAGTGAACCCGAGTAAGTGTTTAGCTGGGCGGCAGAAGACCCACCGAACTGTTTATTAAGTGCCTCTATCGTATTTGTAAACGACTCGGTGTCGGTCGATCCTTTTTTTATCTCGACCCCGTACCTTTTAAAAGCCTCAGTGTTTCCTTCTGCAGCCTTGGCAACGAGCCTTGTCGCCGTCTCGAGATCGATACCTAAAACAGTGGCAAAATCTGCAGCCGCCGAAATACCAGCCTGAAGCCCGTCCTTGTCTAATTTTGTTAGTGATTGAAGAAGTGCAAGATTCGCGATGGCGGCATCATCTTCATAGATTGTGGTGGCCTGTAGTTGTCCAGCAAATGCCAGAAGCTCATTACTCGCTTGCTTGGTAAAGTTTCCCGACCTAGCAAGGGCATTGTTTAGGTTGTTTACCGCAACCTCTTGTGCTGCCGCTGCATCTACGGCCTCTTTTCCGAGGTCAACAACAGAACCAAGTCCATCGATGAATGCATCGAAGCCCTTCGTTATTAATTGGCCACCAAATACACCAAGCGCAGTCTCGAGAATATTTTCAAGGTTTACGGCCTTTTTAGCGCCATCATCCAGTGCCTTATTTAGTTGATTATTTTTAACCGTGAGGTCGAAATCAAGTTTTTCTGCCATTGCTCTCCTCTTCGATTAGAGAAAAAATAAGTGCTTTCTCGAATGGCAGGTCATTTACTCCGACCGTTAAGCCCATCTTTATGGCATTTTTAAAGTGAGTGTAGGATATAATGTCTTTTTTTGTTTCCATTATGTTACCCACCCTCTCTTCTATTTCTTCTTCGCTTTCACCACTCGTGAGATTTCTGACTTCGTCTCTATCAAGCCTATTGATGGTTGCTGTGACGGCATCTCTAATGAACTCTTTTTTTTAAATACATCGAATGTTTTTAACATCACTTCGTCGGCGATTGATGCCAGTGGAACCATCATACAGTCAGCATCTTCAAGTAATTGCTCGTAAGACTCAACTCCCTCGATTCCGGAGAAGTCGATCAAGAATCCCATACTTTTTAAAACATTTCCCTTAATCCTTAACTGAGATTTTTTCTCTTTGTCATAGATTCCAGAGCTGTCTAGTATGTCGTAAATTTCTAAAATATTGGGCATTCTATATTTTAGAACACCCTTATCAGTTTCCTTTATCATCTAAATCCCTATAGAAAATTTAAGTAAATATCTTTTGATGAATTTGTAACATAACCAGTTAGGGTAAATTCCGCCTGGATGTAATTGTCACCCACGTTTTTCACACCCGATACTGTGCAATTTCTAAGGTAAGCATTGAAGCATTGTCCCGCAACCCAGTTTCCACCTAGCTTGGGCCCAAGGTTTAGCATTGCCGAAATACCAGTATTTTTAAGAGTGGCATCTAAAAGAGATGCGTCGTGTTGCTTCAAAAGAGCGGTGATCTGCATAGAAGCCGATCTCGCAGTAGGGATCTTTTCCTTTACTCCAGTCTCTTCGCAAATACAGTCAACATCTTCAACCTCTTTTCCGATTGTGATCTCTACAGTTTGAGCGCAAATGCAAACGTTGGCATCTTGACTTCCTACGAACAACTCAGCCCCTTTCACTACAATTTTTTCACCGGCATCATAAGAAGGCGTATAAGGCGCAACGTATGATTGAGCATTGTCAGATGTATATGTGAGTGATCCGGTATCGTCAGCAGCAACAAGAAACCCAATAGTGGTTCCGATAGAGTTTGCCGCATTCGTCCCCGTATTCCAAAGAAGGTCAAGGTCCGATGTCGTAGCGCTGGCAATTGTAAATCTTCCAGTTTCATTATTGTAGACTACGGTATAGTCTTCTGTCGAAACAGAATTCAGCGAGTCTTGTAATGCCGCCGCAAGATCAACCGGAGTGTTGTAGATTTTCTCTGGAACAACCGCCGCAAATGTTCCGGCATCGTCAGTGAAATCTAAATATTTATTTGTCGAAACAATCTTAATTGCATTGTAGAGATATTTCACACCTTCAAAAGATGCATTAACTTCGGCGTATCCGTTAGCGTCTGCCGTTATAGATATCTCTGTGACAGTATTTCCAGCAGAGCTTTCAATTCCATAACCATTTCCAAGATATTTTGTTGTTGAAAATGTTGGATGCCCCTGAGCTTCTGGCTTATAAAGAATCGCTCTTCCTAGGTTTACGCCAGTTCCAGGTGCAACCGCTAGTTTAAAGTTTAAAGTTAAATCATCACCAGAAATTGAACTTACGTTTCTGATTGAATAACCATTTGTAGAATCTTTAATTAAAACAGCTTGTCCAACATAAAAGTTTGCACCTTCACCAGTATTTACTTTTAATAATGAAACTGTTGAAGAAGAAACAGCAGCAGCAAAGTCAATTGCCCCAAAGGGTAAGGCTATGTTCGACGTAATGGCAGCAATGTCAAAGATGTCTGGTCCAGATCTAAATAAGTTTTTAGAAACTATGAAGCAGTTTGCTCCAAATAAGGATTACGGAGTTGGCGACAACTCTGCTAAGAACAAAGCTACTATTGCTATGAAAGAAGACCTAGACACATTGTTTGACGGTTACGAATTGTCAGAAGATTTTAAAGAAACTGCTTCAACTTTGTTTGAAGCTGCTCTCGGCGCAAGAATTATCGCCGAAACTACCCGTTTAGAAGAAGAATATGCTGTTAAACTAGAAGAACAAATGACTACTTTCTCTAGCGAAATGGTTACTAAGATTGATTCTTATCTAAATTATGCAGTAGAAAACTTCATGAAAGAAAATGAAGTTGCTATTGAATCAGCCCTACGTAATGAGCTAACTGAAGAGTTCATTGAAGGATTGAGAACTCTATTTGCTGAACATTATATTTCAGTACCACAAGATAAGGTTGACGTTCTAGAAGCTCTTGCTGAAAAGGTTGAGCAGCTAGAATCTAAGCTTAACGAAGCTATTGTAGAAAACACTGAGCTACGCAGCGTACTAGTTGCTGAGACAGCAAAAGGTGTATTCGAAGAACTAGCTTCTGATCTAGCACTAACTCAACAGGAGAAGTTCGCTGCTCTTGCTGAAGGTATTGAATTTAATGGTGATCTTGAAACTTACGCTAAGAAGCTTTCAATCATTAAAGAAAACTATTTCAAAAATGAATCACAGCAATATTCTTCTAACATCGAAGAAGAAACATTCGAAGGCGAGCTTTCTGAATCTGTAAATGTTGACCCAGTTGTCAATCGTTACGTTCAGGCGATCGCTAGAACAGTTAAAAAGTAAATTTATATAAATAAATTCAAGATTCTATTTCTCTAAGGAAGGAAAAAATAAATGTATCTAGCTGAGGAAATCCAGAATAAGTGGGCTCCAGTTCTTGACCACGCCGCTCTTGGCACAATCAAGGACGCTCACCGCCGTTCTGTTACTGCTGTTATGCTTGAGAACACTGAGAAGGCTCTCATGGAATCAGGCGCACACGGTCAGTATCAGACACTAACAGAAACATCATCTTCACTACCAGCAAACTTCATGGGCTCTTCAAGCTCAACTGCGGGCGCTGGCGGTATTGACACTTTCGATCCAGTGCTTATCTCCCTAGTTCGTCGTGCAATGCCTAACCTCATTGCTTATGACATCTGCGGCGTTCAGCCAATGACTGGTCCAACTGGTCTTATTTTCGCTATGCGTTCACGTTATTCAAATCAGGGTTCTAACGCCACTAATGGCGCTACTCAGACTAACGAAACATTCTACAACGAAGTAAACACTGCATTCACTGGTGCTGGTGGTCTTACTGGCGCTAATGCCAATACATTTGGTCAGGGTCAGAAGGGTACTATCCCAGGCGCAACTGGTACTTCTCCTCTAACTGCTACCAACACTTACAACACTGGTGCTGGTATGTCTCGTGCTGCTGGTGAAGCTCTTGGCGTTGACTCAGGAAACACTTTCCCAGAAATGGCTTTCTCAATTGAGAAGGTAACTGTAACTGCTCTTACTCGTGCTCTAAAGGCTGAGTACACTATGGAACTTGCCCAGGATCTAAAGGCAATCCATGGTCTAGACGCAGAAACTGAGCTTGCTAACATCCTTTCAGCTGAAATTATGGCTGAAATCAACCGTGAAGTTGTTCGTACTATCAACATCACTGCTGAAGCTGGTGCTCAGGACAACACAACTACTCCAGGCGTATTCGATCTTGACACCGACTCAAACGGTCGTTGGTCAGTTGAGAAGTTCAAGGGCTTGATGTTCCAGTTGGAGCGTGAAGCTAACCAGATCGCCAAGCAGACTCGTCGTGGTAAGGGTAACATCGTTATCTGTTCTTCGGACGTTGCTTCCGCTCTACAGATGGCTGGTGTTCTTGACTACACTCCTGCTCTTAACTCAAACAACCTACAGGTTGATGACACTGGTAACACTTTCGCTGGTGTTCTAAACGGTCGTCTACGTGTTTACATCGACCCATATGCAATCGGTGGTAACTACCTAACTGTTGGTTATAAGGGTTCGTCAGCTTTCGACGCTGGCTTGTTCTACTGCCCATACGTTCCTCTACAGATGGTACGTGCAGTTGACCAGTCTACATTCCAGCCAAAGATTGGCTTTAAGACTCGTTACGGCATGGTTGCTAACCCATTTGCTGAAGGTCTAGTTAAGGGCGCTGGTCGCACTCAGATTAGCACTAACAAGTACTATCGTCGTATGATCGTTAACAACCTTATGTAATAATAAGATTCGGGTTAACCGAACTAAAAGGGGAGCTTCGCGGCTCCCCTTTTTTTATATAAATATGTAAAAACCCGGAGTTAATTATGACAGCAATAGATAATACACCAGCAAATAAAAATTTTCTATCACCGCTAAATTTTAGATTTACTTTGAGAAGAGCTCCGCACGTTAACTTCTTTTTACAAAAAGTTAGCCTTCCTCAAGTTACTATTAATCCAACACCAATTTACTCCAACCTTTTGATTGATATTCCTCTAGCTGGCGAGTTCGTTACTTTTTCTCCTTTGGTTATTAACTTCAAGGTTGATGAAGACTTACAAAACTATCTTGAAATATTCAACTGGATTAAATCTCTTGGTGATTACGGACGCGATGGAGATTATGCAAAGTTACAGAACGCATCGCCTGGAAGCGACAAAGGTTTGTATTCAGATATATCGTTAATGGTACTATCAAGCACTAAGATGCCTAACTACGAAATAACTTTTATGGATGCTTTCCCAACTAACATATCAGCAATGACCTTTAACACTACTGACCCAGATGTAAATTACATTGAAGCACAAGCAGAATTTAGGTATACTATCTTTGAAATCAATAATATTACTTGACATTAATTAGCAAATAAGTTATGATGTACTTTGTTGTTGGAGAAGATGATATGAAGCTTGATGAAATTCTAGATCTTTGGAAAGAAGATTCTGGCATAGATATTACTGAGATTGGCGAGGAAGCGATTAAGATTGCTAAACTCCATCACAAGTATTATCAGATCCTTGTCAAAGAAAGATTTGATTTAAAAACTAAAGAATCTAATATGAAAAGACTCAAGCTAGATAAGTATGAGTTTTTCACACAAGGTCCTAACGAGGAAACGCAAGAAAAGGGCTGGAAGCTACCAGCTAAGGGGATTATACTTAAGAGCGATATCCCCATGTATATGGAAGGCGATCCAGATATTATACAGCTTTCCCTTAGAATTGGTTACCAACAAGAAAAAATTGACCTGCTAGAATCTATTATCCGTACTATAATGAATAGAGGATACAATCTAAAGGTTATCCTTGAGTGGGAAAAGTTTAAGAATGGCGCGTGATGGAAACAATTAAGATAAAAAAAATAAACGAAGTTTACAATAAGCTCGAATGTGAGCCAAGTATAGCTTATGAACTGAACGATTATTTTACGTTCGAAGTTCCAGGCGCTAAGTTTATGCCCGCTTATAGAAATAAACTTTGGGATGGAAAAATTAGATTATTCAATGTAATGACTTGCTCGCTTTATGGAGGGTTAAATCGTTACCTTGAAGAGTTTTGCAAAGCTCGTAAATACGAGATAGAATACGAAACAGATTTTAGTTCAGAAGAGTTTTCTTTAATTGAAGCTAAGAAATTTATCCAAGAACTAAACTCTAAATTTACTCCCAGAGACTATCAGCTCGAGGCTTTCGTACATGCAGTGCGAGAGCGTCGAGCTTTGTTATTATCACCAACAGCTTCAGGCAAATCATTTATCATTTATCTATTAACGAGGTATTACAATGCTAAAACGCTTATTATCGTTCCTACTACCACGCTCGTCCACCAGCTCGCCAAAGACTTCGCCGACTACGGATACGTGGATGGGAGAAGTTCCGACTCAGTTAACTCCAGAACCAATGGAAAACAAGGAAGTAATTCAAGGAGCAGTGGGCTCGGAAGTAGTTCCAGAAACTTCTCCAGCAACGAATGGACCAGTGGAATCCACAAAATCTACTCCGGGCAAGAAAAGGGGTCGCAAGCCCAAGTCACCATCACAACCTGGCAAAGCATCTACAAGCAAACGAAAGAATGGTTCAGCCAATACGAAGTAGTTATTGGCGACGAAGCTCACCTGTTTAAAGCCAAGTCTCTTACTTCCATTCTAACAAAGCTTGAAGATTGCAAGTATAGATTTGGCTTTACAGGTACGCTTGATGGAACACAAACACATAAGCTTGTGCTTGAAGGTTTGTTTGGAGCAGTAAGAAAAGTTACCACGACTGCCGAACTTATTGATCAGAAACACTTAGCTGACTTTAAAATTAAGGCACTAGTTCTTTCATATCCTGACAACATCAGGCAAATGATTGCACGAGCTAACGATTATCAATCTGAAATTGATTATATCGTTAGACTTGAAGAGAGAAATAACTTCATTAAAAATCTAGTGCTGTCGTTAGATGGCAATACATTGCTTCTGTTTCAATATGTAGAGAAGCATGGTGCTATTTTATACAACAAATTAAAAGACGAAGCTGGAAGAAAAGTATTTTTCGTACACGGTGGAGTTGATGGAGAAGAACGTGACGCTATTAGAGAAATCGTCGAAAAAGAAACAAACGCTATTATTGTGGCTTCTTTTGGTACTTTTAGTACTGGAATCAATATTCGAAACCTTCATAATGTTATATTTGCTTCACCATCTAAGTCTCGTGTAAGGAACTTACAGTCTATCGGTAGAGGATTACGTAAGAGCGACACAAAGGATAGTGCTACTCTCTTTGATATTGCTGATGATATGACTTGGAAATCTAAGAAGAACTATACGTTGCTCCACTTTATGGAGAGAATTAAAGTCTATAACGAAGAGAAGTTTGACTACAAGATCTATAAGGTATCATTAAACTACTGATGCAGTATCATGACAACACTAGTGATTATACGGCGATTTGAATTAAAGTAAAGGGCAAAATTATGAAAAAGCGTGTGACTAATTATATCAACAACAAGACACTTTATCTTGCAATGATCCAGCACAAAAGTGCAGTTGAAGAAGCAAAGGCAAACAATAAAGAAAATCCCAAGGTATCTGAATACATCGGACAA